TCGACAAATACTTTTTTTATAAAATATGGGCTCCTTTCCATTAATATAATTACATTAGACTTTTCTTGTATCCAACATCTATCCATCCATACTTTTATTTGGAAATTATAAGTACTATTGTCCGTATCATACATATTTTTAAGATATTCAGTCCAATTATCAACAGGCTCTATATCTATTGCTGTTTTATAATTCTTATGAAAATAATTTAAAATACTCGTTTTACAGCAACCGATATTACCATCTATCGTTATTATAGGCATTTATTAATTTATATCTAAATTATTTTTATATATCATCATTTTTTTAATATTTTAGTATTATTTAATATTTTTTTAATATTATTTATATTTATCTCACTATTCTTTATTTTTATAATCTTAACTATTATTTTATCTAATATTAATCCTAATTTTTGTGATAATATGGATGGCATATTTTTATCAATATTTATTTTGAAAAATTTAAAAACATATATTATTTTATTTCTTAATTGTTTAGTTACTTTTTTACAACTATTTAATTTTATCATTTCACCACCACCATTTTGTGGAGTTATATTTAATGCCGGTCTTGCTATGAATCCTTCAAAATCAATTTTAAGACAATCATTGCCAATGTTTTCTGCCTTATAGTTTGGTTCCACACCGCCAAAAAACGCTGCTGTATTGAAATAACCACCCTTCATTGATGTTTTTTTTCCTGTTTTGTTGCTTTTACTATTAGATAAATTACATAATTTATTAATATATTTATCTATATATATCATATGTTCTCCTAATATTTTTTTAACTCCTGCTTTAAGGGATATTAAAGCAGCTATTGCGACAATATTAAATAGTATTTTCTCTATAATGTTAGATAATTCTTGAATTATTTTATCCTTGTCTTTTTCATTTACTTTTTTATTTTTTTCTATATGCTTTAATATTTCCGTTGCACAATATTTTACTTTTATACAACAATTTTCTTTGTACATAATTACTACTATATAAAATGAAAATAATTATATATAATTAGTAGAATGGAATATTTTAATTTCGATTTAAGTTGTTATAACGAACCTATAAACGCATTTAATGCAAATGGTCGAGTTGATGCTAACAATTATAATAATAATTATAATATTAAAGAATCTGTAAATAAAGCAACAGAGCACCAAATTAATATAATATCTCGTAATATTAATTGCACGGAAGTATCAAAAATTTTCTTTTCTATTCAAAACATAAATTTATTACAAATAGGTATTCGCAATAAAATATTAAATGAAACAAATGGGAAAATTAATATAGGTAGACAAAAAGATGACGAATTAAAAATAGTAATGCGATCTATTTATTTTCAATATTCAAAGAATTCACCCAATAATATTAAAGAACAGGTTTTAGATTTAAATATAAGGGTAATTGATTGGTGTGTTCCTGAAATAATATCAAATATAAAACAATCGCAAAGATATATAAATGACATCAGTACTATGCCTATTCCTCTTGAAAGATCAATTCTACCTTCCGGGAAAGGATTAAAAACACTTGATGTAACAAAAATATAATTAAATAATATAATATTATAGAAGAATAGATAATAAAAATATAATTAATGGGTAGTTATGCTGATACTGCTTGGGGATATGACGAAGAAAGCTTAGGCCTAGACCCTGAAACAAAATTGAAATTTGTTCCAACAGATAAGGAGTTAAAATTATTCAAAGAAGAAAAAACAAATTTATATAAAGGTACTTGGACTGTATGTTTTATTTATGGATTATCTGCTATAGGATTATTAGGAGTTGTGTTTTTAACTGATTGGGGCAGAACATACGTTTATGAAAAATTTTTACCGGCTGTTTTAACATATGTTTTAGGAGCATTATTAATAATTTTCTATCTTGTATTCTCTATATTTACATTAAAACCACGTAAAATACGTACAAAAATAGAACCGATACCTATATGCCCCGATTATTGGAAATTAGAGCAAATTAGCAAAACCGAAGAAACAAATATTATGAATAATATTAAAAAATATAGTAATAAAAATACAACTAACTGTTCTAATCCCGCTGATAAGGGGTTCAATACTTCTGAAGCATATATTATAAATAACGAAGAAGCCGCTAAAATCAAGGAGAATTCTCCTGCTTTGCAATATAAATGTAAACCTGATAAATTCGTTTTTGGCGATAACGAAAAAATTGAAGAGATGAATAATAAATTATATAAAAAAGCAAATGATGAGGAAAGCAAATTTATATTAAATAATGATAAACAATTTTTATATAAATATGGTAAAATCGACGGTGATAATAAGCTACAAAGTTATATTACATATGATGGTAAAGAACTTCAACCTTCAGAACAATTAAAAAAATATGCTCAAATATCAGGATTGTATAAGTATGATTGGGAAATACCCGCTGAAGATTCTGAGAATATAGCAAAATATCAAAAAGATGGTGATTCAAATTTCGTATTTCCAGGGGGTATTTATAATGACGCTAAAGAAGGTAATGATAAATGGGGAAAATATCCAATAATTTGTAATCAAATATATCCTGGAATATTAGATGAATTGGAAAAAGAAAAAGGTGATAAATTAAAATGTGAATTGTCAAAAGTATGCGGTATTTCTTGGAGTAAATTAGATTGTTATGATAAAAATCCTGAAACTAAAAGTTTAAATGTCAATTATTCATAATAAATAACTCAATAATTTTTACATATCCCAAAAGTTTTTCTATGATATTTGGTTAATCCATATTTATATATAGCTTCATGATGTGATTTTGTTCCATATCCTTTATTTTTATTTATATTATATAATAATAAATTATTATCATTCTTAACCAATTCATTGATATATTTTGTATGATAATCTTTTGCTAATATTGATGCGGCTGCTATAACAAGATATTTAGAATCTCCTTTTGGAACACATTCATATTCAATAAAATCACTGTCTTCACCAGGAGGAGTATATGGTTTAAAATTAGGCCCGTCAATGTATAAGTAATCAAATGGTGTTTTTTTATATGCTTCATCAATAGCTCTATGCATTGCTTTCATTGTGGCATTTAAAATATTAATATTATCAATTTCATCGTTTGACACTTCACCTATACCATATGTAATACAATTATCTTTAATATATTTTGCTAAAAATTCTCTCTTTTTTTCAGATAATTTTTTTGAGTCTTTAATCATTTTATATGTTTCATCTGGAAATGTTTTAGGTAATACAACACACGCAGCTATTACAGGTCCAATAAAAGTACCTCTCGCTACTTCATCTACTCCAGCGATTATTTTATTATTTTCTGGAAAAATATATTCTGTCATTTTATATAATGCGTTTAATAGTTTAAAACTATTTTCTTTTATATAATTGTAATGAAAAATATTTATATCATTTTTTTATATTTTTGTACCCTCGTGGCGTAATTGGATAACGCGTTCGACTTCTAATCGAAAGATTGTGGGTTCGAGTCCCATCGGGGGTACAAAAATATTTTATTATATTTTTATAGATTTTATAACTTTTATATTTTTACACTATTGAAGATTTAAAATAGCATAAAATAAAAAACGATATTTAATATCTATAATATTATTATATCAAAATGGTATATATTTATGTTCTAAAATTACAGCATAGTAAATATTATATTGGTAAAACATCAAACCCATATTTTCGTATAGAAAATCATTTTAATACAGATAATGGACTAAAATACACAAATCAGTAAAATTGTTAGAACTTATAGAAGGTTATGATTATAATGCTTTGGTTAAATATAACGAAAAAGAAATTAGAAAATTGACAATTACAGAATAGTTAAATCTATATTTAACATATTTTATCTCAGTAGTTAAGACTTCATACACGTTTCACGATGTGTTTATAACCAAATTTTTACATTTTTGTATATTTTTTGTTGTTAAGACGGAGTTTTAAATGTGAAAAGGTGTAAAATAAAAAATGATATCGATTATCTTGTAAAATTATTACACTAATATAAAATGGGAGAATCTAACATTTATAGTGAAAACAAACCTATTCAATTAGGTCTGTGTTGTTTAAATATTGAACTAAGAGAATGTTGTCCAACTGTATTTTCATCTAGAAGTGTTATATTAAAAACCTTATTAACTAAAGGTGTAGAACATTTACAAGCAAAAATAATAGAAAATCTCCAAGATGTTTTAATTATGATGGATTGGAATGAAGCAAATGGTATAAAAGTTTTTAGATTATCTAGTGAATTGTTCCCGCATATATCTAATCCCAAAGCCCCCAAATACAACTTTGATTTTGCTAAAGAATTATTAAAAAAAATAGGGGAAAAATCTAAATTATATAATCAAAGGCTTACGTTTCATCCTGGTCATTTTAATTGCTTGGGAAGTCCTAATGAAAATGTAATAGAAAATACTATTAATGATTTAAATTATCACGCAACAATTTTAGAACTTATGGAATTATCTGAAGATTCAGTTATGGTAATTCATGGAGGAGGAATATATGGAGATAAGGAAAAAACAATAGAAAGATGGTGTAAAAATTATAATAATTTACCTCTACATATAAAAAAACGTTTGGTTTTAGAAAATTGCGAAAGGAATTTTTCAATAGAAGATTGTTTAAGAGTTTCTGAAAAAGTTAATGTCCCTATCGTATTTGACACACACCATTATGATTGTTATAATATAATTCATCCGTATGAAGTATTTGATATACCATCTAACTATATTCCTAAAATATTAGAAACGTGGAAAAGAAGAAACATAAAACCAAAGTTCCATGTTAGCGAACAGGGTTCTGGTAAATGCGGTCATCATAGCGACTATATACAAAAAATACCAGAATATTTATTAGAAATACCTAATAAATACAAAATACATATAGATATTATGATAGAAGCTAAAATGAAGGAAAAAGCTATATTCAAATTATATGATATATATCCTTATTTATCATGTTTAAAAAATATATGATATAATTAAATGATATCGCATATAATAACCGCATTTATATTTGGATTAAATCCATTAATATATAAAATATTATCCGATTATAATATTAATAATATTAGCATTGTATATATTATAATACTAATTAGTTTTTTTATTAGCATCCCATTTTTATTATATAATAAAAATTATGAAATCATTATAAATGATATTGGTAATATATCAAAAAATAAAGATGGAAATATTATTATACTATTATTTATATTTGTTACATTAATTTATTTAATATGTCAATATAATTACATAGCTTCAATAAACAGTGAATATAAAACGGTCGTTAGTGTTGTTGTTATATCTTGTTATCCAATGATAACATTAATATTGTCATATTTATTATTTAATGAAATAATAACCTTAAAACAATTTATAGGAATAATAATTATATTTTTAGGATTATTATTACTATTATTATAAAAATATTGCTATAATAATAATGAACAAAATTGATAATAATATTTTACTATCTAAAACATCAATATACGAATCTGTAAATCGTACTATTTTCACAGCTGTAGGAGTAGTATTGGCACTATTAGCAAGTACAAATACTAATTTATACACAAATGAAAATTATAAAAAATTCATTAATATAATAGCGTTAGCAATTTTACTATTAATAATCATATATAGTACTTTTAATGTAACAGATTATAAAAATTTTATAGATAAGGTTAATGCTTCGGAAAATATTACTTTCAATATTTATACGGAAAATAATATAATTATCCAATATTTTTTTATTATATTATTTTCTATCATTTTCATAATTAATATAGTAATGATGTTATAGTATTTTCATATATTAATAGTATAATATTCTAAAAAGAGCGTTCATTATTATGAACAATACAAATATATATATTAATAATAATATTTTAATAGCATTTATAATAAAAGAGTCTAATAAATTTAGAAATTCTTTTTTGGCGCAACGCATCATCAATTGTTGTTTTTCCATAATTATAAATGATAATTATTTACATCAATTTTTATTCTAAATAGTAATAATTATGATTGTTATTTATAACATGTTCTTGATTTAATAATATTTTAAGTTCTTCATAGTTATCTTGTTTTTTAAAACAAAAAATATCAATAATATAATTATAAATATCATTAATGTAATATAAACATTTCATATTTAATATATACATAAATAAAAAAAGAGTACATAATAACAAAAATAATTGTAAAAATATAAAAGTTATAAAAATCTATAAAAAATAAAATTATGTACTCTTTTTCTCTATAAGAGAATATATACTTTTATTTATAGTTGTTTCTACGCCAAATAAATAGTGAAAAATTATACCTGCTATAAAAAATATTGTGGTTATTAATATAAAATCAAGTAAATTTAACTTAAATATATATGATATAATACCAGCACCTATAATGGTAAATAAAACATCTACTATAGCAATATTAAATAATCTATAAGAATGAACACCTTCACCTTCCTTACCAAAAATATACCTATATTCTTTAAATATACACATAATAGTATTACCTATAATCAACTAATAAATTAAAATGGTCTAATAATTATTAAAATTGATATTATGTATATAAATATATACTATAAAACAATGGATTACGACTTGATTTTTGAAATTATATTTTCAAACGATGCAATTTTTAAAGACATTGATGTAGAAAAAGCAGAACTTATTTTATGCACCTATAAAAAAGCATCTAATAATGCTAATATTATTAGACCTATAGAGATAGATAAGGGTGAACGTCTATGTAATGACGTTTATAATTTAATTTCGCAAATTATAATTAGAAATAAGTTTGATATATTTCAAAATAGAAATTTTCGTATATATAAAAATGAAGATTTTGAAGTTGATTTTGATGAAGTGATTGAAAAATACCTATCTTTGGGTAATATAGCTAAAAAAAGATTTGATTATATAATAATTTCTGATTATATTGAATTTTTGAAAAATTGTACTTATTATATTAGCCAACATGAAGAATTGATTATTACAAAAAATTACAAAAAATTAATAAAAAAAATTGGATTGATATTTGATATTGATATCTTAAATAATTACCCTAATTGTACATTATCAATAGAAGATGATGAAGAATATTTTAAAGCAAAATTAATAGACACTCATATAAATATATAAAAAATTGATATATATACATATTTATTTTATTTTTTATAAATGATGTATCAATGTATTATGAAAAATAACATTCATGAAAGTATTTATGACATTTCTGAATATATCTATTTTCTATTAGATGGAAACGTATATGCTGATGAAAAGAAACTGATTTATGATTTAAATAATTATATCGATAATTATATTAATAATATGACAGTATATGAGTTAAATAATGTTATAATACATTACGGAATTGATAATGCTGTTAAGAAATATAATGAGTACTGTGATTTATCTAATATAGATAGCAATAATTTTACACGAGAAATTATTAAAAATCTTATAAATGAAACATATAAAATTGACAAAATTTAAATTATACAAAAACATATTCGCTATCATAATTTTTATCTATTAATAATTGATTTTTTACATTAGTTATTGATTTTGTATCATAAATATTATAATATGTATTATTTATTTTAATCATTTTAAGACCACTTCTGGATTTATATATATTAAAATATGTATCATTTATTTTTATTTTTTCATTTGTGAATGTCATACCTCCATTCTTTCCCATATATCTATATTTTTAAAATTTTTTAATTTTTATAGGTAAAAAAATAAAAATTGATTAGATATAAAGATATATTATATATTATATATAACAATGAACGTGCTCCTCCCCAAGAACTTTAACGTAGACAAGATTAAGTATTCGGAACTTAAAATTATGAAATCTGGTGCTAAGTCTGTTTATCTTAATTATTCTGGTAGTAAAATTAATATTCAAACACCAGTAATGAATATTCCTTATGGTGTTAATGATAATCAGAAATTTATTAAAGATGACCCCAAGAGAAAAGATGAAGCTCCCAAATATGATATCACTGTTTCATTCAAAGGTTTAGATGAAAATCCCAAGATGAAAATCTTTCACGATAAAATGAAAGAATTAGAGCAAAAAATTATTGATGACGCTTTTGCGAATCGTTTAGCTTGGTTTAAAAATAATTATAATAACAATAAGGATACTGTTTCTACTATGTTTTCAAGAATTGTAAGACATGATAAAGATAAAGAAACCGGCGAAGTAGCAAATAAATATCCTGCTACTTTTAAAGCAAAAATTCCTTATAATTCTCTTGATGGAAAATTTGAATTTGATGCTTATGATATGGATAATAATGAAATTAATTTCTCAGATTATGTAAATAATCTAAAAGGTGGTAAAGCACAATTTATTATTCAATTGAATGGTATTTGGTTCTCAGCAGGAATGTTCGGCTGTAGTTGGAAGATTGTATCTGGTAAATTTATGCAATCAAATACCGCAAAACCAACTTTCATTGCGGAGAGTGATGATGAAGTAATTGATGAAGATGATGATGAAGATATCGAAGTTGATACAGAAGCAATTCAAAAAAAATTGATTAAAACCGAAATTGTTGTAGAAAAACCTTCGTCTTCAAATAAAGACGATGATGAAGAAGATGAAAGCGATGACGATGATGAAGACGACGATGAAGAAGATGATGAAAACAATTCACCTACGGATAAACAAATTATTTCCGACGAAGAAGATGAAACCCCTATTACACCCCCGCCAGCACCAATTGTAGAACCTTCAGCGCCTGTTAAAAAAGCAGTTAAAAAGGCTGTTAAAAAATAAAGAAAAGTAAAAATTGTTTAAATTATTATATAATATATATTATTTTTATTATTTTTTATTATAAAATAAAAATTATAATAAAAACTATTATAGACATAATAAATCTACCCAACGGATAAGGTTCATTATATTCATCGTCAAAAATTTCTATATTATTTGAAAATATTTTAGATATCATATCTAAAATTTTGTATGCTATTGGCAATGATAATATAGCGAATATTATGCTTGCATAAATAGCGGTCTTAAACTTTAAAATATATTTATTTATGAAATTATCAGGTTCTTTTTTTAATTGATTAATATTATCAATATTGGCAAATGATGAAGCAGGTGTATATACAAAGTTTGGAACATTTTTACTATATAAATCCATTCTATTTATATATATTCAACATAATAATAAAGTAAAAAGTTATTAGATGGATTAGTATATATATTTTGTGCTTCTATTCCATTTAATGAAGTATCATTCATTCTTAAATCTTCATATCTATCTAAATTATCAAATAATTCTAAATTATTTAAAAATATATTATTGTTGTTAAATAATGAAAAAACGCTACTTAATCTAGATGGTGTGTTAATATTAGACAACCAAATAGGAATATTTTCATAAAAATCGTCAGAACACAAAGCTAAAGCTTTTACAAAATTACATACTAATACATATAATAGTTCATTTGTTTCTTTAATCATTTTAATAGCATCTTTACAAAAATTAAATATAAATTCTTCATTATTTACATCTACATTTTCCGTATTCAAGAAATATAATTTACTTTCACTGTGTTGATATGATAAATCTTTAAAGTATTTTATTGTTTGTAATATTTTATCACATGACATTTTATTAAACCATTCTGGATTATTATAAAAACCTTTACTTTCTAATTCTATTGATAAATCGGTAAAAGCATTCAGTTTGGTAGTCCATTTATTTTTATCTTTCTTAGGTTTAATTTTATTATATTCCATAAATTTATTTAATTTCCATATCATATTTTTTGATATTTTTTCACGTGTATAAGGATTATATGGCTCACGTTTATCTTCTTTACATTTTTTTATAAAATAATCTAATTCAGCCGCGTCAAATCCGTAAAGCCCGTTGATATCATTTAAAATAAATAAATTATTTTTTGGTATATCTTTAATAGATTCGCAAGTAAATATATCGTCGCAATTAATTATATTATTATAATCTATGTTTTTACATAATAAATAATACCTATACTTATTTTGAAACTTTTTAATAACATATTTATTGCGGATATTATATGATTTAAAATTTAATTTATATAGAAAATCATAAATCTCATTTTTTGAATAATTATTTTGATATTTAATATATTTTACAGATAATGATAACAACATATTAAATGGTATATTATTTAATATGGATTTAAATAGGTTTCCGGGATTTTCTTCTTTGTATTTATATTCATTGATATTGTCGGTAATATATTTATATAAGTTATATATATCTGTCATATCCAATATTTCTTTTTTTTCAAATATTAATTTAAATATTTTATTTATAAATAAATCATTATTGCTATGATAACGACAAAAATTACTGTTATGATTTGCTATTCTACTGCATAATTTAAAAGTTTTTTTATCTCTATTAATACATTTCATATTATCTCCCATATAATTAATTATTATTTTTAAATAATATGTTTTCTATTTATATATTTGCTAAATATAATAATCCAGCATTTACATAACTATCATAGTCGTATATTTTGTCTCCTAATAAAACATATTTAATTCCATTTTTACTAATAACCTTTCCTTTATTTTTAATTAATTTTTGATATTTTTGATGTTGTTGTATTTTATTGTCGGTATTTATATTTTCAGTATATGATAATTTATTATCATCTACATTTATAGGCCAATTATAACATTTGTACCCATTTACTAGTGGTTTATTTTTATTTGAATGGATAACACAATCTATAGAAGATGATTTTAACATATTTAAAAAACTATTTATTAAACCTTCTTTTTTTTGTGCTAAATATAATATATGTTCATCTGTTGTTAATTCATTATCTTTTTTTCTTAATGTAGGATTATTCGCCAATTGCTCTTTAGTTAATTTCATTATATAAATATAAACCCCTACATTTTGATGTTCTTTCGGTAATGACATATGACTACATGTTCTAACAGCTCTACCTATAACTTGATTAATTCTAACAGAATTCCAAAAATATTCTGTTATTAAAACGCGTCTTACATTTTTTAATGATATACCTTCGGCTCCCGATTGTGTAATCATCATAGTTTTTACTAACTTACCATATCTTTGGTCTATTTTTTCTATACCATCAATTTGTATTTTAATATTATCAGGCAATAATGAAAAATCACCATTAAATAAATTCATTAATATATTTGTTTTTGTTCTATCGGAATTAAAAACAACATATCTTTTATTATCATATTTTTCATTAAAAACTTCTATATCCTCGATGATATAACCAAACTCTTCACTTTTAATAATATTTATTTCAACATATCCATTTCTATTCATAACTTCTTTTAATATACCCAAACCCTCAACCATACGGAATTGTGAATATACCAACACAGTTCCTGGTGATTCATTCATATCTTTTAACATTTCGGCAAATTTAGGACTATATAATTCTTTTAAATTATCAATATTGATAGCATCACTTTTACTTAATTCATTCATTGCTGTTTCTAATTGTTTTTCATATTGTGTCGCGACAGCTTTATTAATATCCTTTTTATCTTCCTCTTCTTTACTATAATCATCTTCGGCATTTTTTGCTAATTCTTTTTTCATTATTAAACGAATATCTTGAGGAAAAGCTCTCTTGATATTATCTGGAAATACAAAATTACACACCATTCTACTAAAAGCTCTATATACAGAATTAACGTCAGCCTTTCCTTTGTTTCCAAATTTTTTTTTTCTATCGTCCATATCCATTTCTTTACGTCTCACCTCTACATATTTATTTAATTGATGATTTGTCATATTCAAAAATTTATAATTTGTTGGTAAAACATTTGGGAAAAATTCTGACCCAGTTGTTTTATAATAGCTTAATGTTCCTAATACTCTTCTTTTAAACAAATCTTCATTTTTAATTTTAATATTCTCTGGGTCATTATCATTTATAAATAATTTATCAAAATCTTCTTTTTTATTAGGAAGAGCGTAATTTTTTTCTATCTGATATTTTTTATTTAAAGTTATATTATTTTTTTTATCACCTTTTTCATCGTTTATAATTTCATTTAATAATTTTTCAAAATCACTTTCACTCATATTATTATCATAATTATTATCATATACTAAATTAAAATTAAAATTATTATCGGGATTATATATTAAAAGTTTATCTATTTTTTTATTACCACAATTAGATATCATAATTTCATCTTCATTAACGCAGTTATTTCGTATATCTTTTAACACACTGATTATTTGGTTAACATTTTTAGTAATATGTTTTTTATCTATAGAAGGATAACGGGGGGCATCCATTTTTTGATTTTTTTCAAATTTATCTATTCTCGCAATTGCTCTTTTTTTAATAACATCTATTGAATTTTCTATAGATGGAAAAGAATACCCATAAATAACATTATATCTATCTGTTAAATATATTTGTGATAATAACCATTTAGGGGGATGTAAGCCTTGTGTTTCAAATATTATATTTTTATTTTCTTTTAACGCTTTCTTAAGGTTATCCTCTAATAATAAATCGCAAGATTTTTTAATTTCCGGCGTACAATATATATTTTTATTACCCGTTCTTACATCATAATAAGCTTTTTTAAAATCTTCTAATAATTTTTCGCTCGGGTTTTCATATTTATCTAAAATACAAGATTTATTATTATTACATTCTTTATTTACATTATTGATTATATCTAATATTCTCTTTTTATATTCTTCATTATTTACAACTAAATCATCAATATTTATTTTAACATTATTTGTACTTAATTTTAAATCATTAATTATCTTTTCTACCATTTTTGTTTTCATTGCTCCTGTAATCCCATTAGATACTATTAGATAAGGTTTTTTGTTATTAGGCAAATTAATATTTTTTGATAATGCTTTTTTAACAGTATCATTATTATTTACTTTGTTTATTATATCTTTTATTATTGCATTATCTTCCATAACCCAATCATTTTTGATTATTAAAGATTTTTCATTATCTTTTCTAACAAAATTTTTAGGAAATAATACTATATTAACATTTTTGTCATCAAGATATAATTCGTCTATATAATTATAATGTTTGGATTTTTCTAATGTATCTATTAATTCTTCTTTATTTGTTCGCCCGTTCATTATCGGTATTTTATATGTAATTATAGGACCTCTTATTAAATTTATTAATGTAGCTATTTCATAAGGTTGATTTATAATAGGAGTACCAGACAAAAGAACTATTTTAATATTATTAGCATTCATCATATGATTATAAATTGAACGCGCCAATCTAGAACCATTAACAATCCTACTTATAAAATTATGTATTTCATCTATTATAACAAAAGTATCATCAAATGGTGAATCACCCATATCTTTTATCATTTTAGCAGTTAAACCATTATAATTTATAAAAGTATAACGATTTCTAATAATATGCGCTATTGTCTGATCAACATTATCCTTATATTTACTTGGGATTGCTGAATATTTAGTTTTTTCAACTATTATTTCGGCACCTATTATATCATTGTTATATAATGGAACCCACACTAAACCATCTTTTTTTATAATTTTATCTGTTATCGCATATTTATTTAAAATTCTCATCATTTCATTGTTAGTTTTTTCTACTTTTAGCAATGTCCAAGACTTTTTAAGATTCAAACCTGTTTTAGATATTTTCATCAATTCATTTTCATAATTTTGTGATAATGATGCTGGTGTCATTATAACTATTTTTTTTCTATTTATATAACCTTCGGCTGCTGCGATAGATGCTGCTGATTTACCAGAACCTAATTCGTGATATAATAATATACCACGATACGGACTATCAAATTGCATATAATCTTTAATAATTCTTTGTTGTGAAAATAGAGAAACCGATTTAATATGTAAATCACAACTTCCTTTATCACATTCACAACCTAATTTTTTACTAACATCATTTTTAATATTATTATTTTCATATTTTTTAGGGTGAAAAGTATTATACACATATTTGTTATATCCAATGCGATTAGTTAACATCCAATTATCGGGTTTTACTTCAATATCCATTGTCTTTCTATTATTATAATTTAATTTATATTATAAAAAAATATATTAATATTATAAAGTATAAAATGATTAATGTAGAAAAATTATTAGATAAATGTGAAGCAATGACTTTATTATGTACTAAATCAGCAACACATTGGAGTTTTGTTAAATTTTGTTTTAACATCCCTCTTGTCTTAACATCTTCTGCGATGTGTATTATAAATAGTATTAGCGACAATGCCAATGATATTAAAATACCTAATATTGTTGTTAATGCTGTTAGTGTTTTAATAATGTCATTATCAAATAGTATTAAATCAAGTGAAAAATTTGAAATATTTAAAAAATTATCTCAACAGTTTATGTTATTATCTCAAGAAATAGAATCTTTAGAAGATAATGACGAAAAATATAAGGAAAAAATAGGAATTATTAATTTAAAATATGAAAATTTAATACAAGATTGTGCTTTTGAAGAAATTCCTTATAGACATAAAATGAATGTTGCTAAATTATTCTCAGATGCTAATAGATATGTACCTATACAATTAAATGGAATTATTGGTAATAATTCTATAAAAAGAAAGAGTAATCCTAAATTAATAACAAATGATGTTTCACTTGTTAACATTAATACCATAAACGAAGAAAATATTAAAAAAGCTAAGGAATTATTATTAAAAGCCAATAATATGGAAATGAATAACGGAGAAAATGTATAAAATATATTTTAACTATATATAAACCCCATGTCTTCATATAACATATCTTCATCGTCATTGTCTTCATCTATCGCAGATAAAGGCTTATCATTCTTTTCGTTGCTATTATACATTTCATTTATATCAAATTTTTCATTTAATTCTTCATCGTCATTATCCATAAGATTATTCTTTATGCCAGCTTTTTTTAAATTAGTTATTAATTGATTGTCGTCTACGGTTTTATTATTTAATATGCTTAATTTTTTTTGCTTATTTTCTTCTCTCTTTTTATTTAAAAAATCTATATTTTCTTCCATTGTGGGAAATATAGATATGTTGAATATATTTAATATATATTTTAATATATCCTTAGAATTTTTTTCTATAAAATTCATTGGAATATCAACTAATGATTTTAATATATTATTATCAACATTATCAGGAGTGAAAGGTAAACATATTACTCTACTCAAAATATATAAATTTATTTTATTTATTTCATTTGATATATCATCATTTAAAACCTTATTAAGTTTATATAAATCCTTTATTATATTTTTAATATAATTTATGGAATTATCAATTAACAGATTTAAATTATCATCATTATAAATATTTTTATAATTAAATAATGTTTTTGATACATATAACATTATGTTTTTATAATTAATATTTTTTGTAATAAAATTATTATATATATCTTTATTGCTTATTCTTGCTGTTTTTGCTAATATATTTATATTACTTTCAATATGTTTATTAATATTTTTTGAGTTATTTTTAAATTCTTCAATAATTATATTTGGTAATAATGGATTTTTATCATACATTTTGTTTAACCATTCTGAAACGATATTTTCATCATTTTTAACATTATAAATATATTCTTCTAAATGAATTACATTTATATTTTTATCTATCATGATTTCATCTTTAATTCCATTTAGTTCTGGAATATATCTTAATAATCTTTGACTATTGGTTACTCTATTATTAGCGTAAAATTTTTTAATTGCTATTAAATCTTTTCTTCCAGCCTTTATCATATCTCCATCTGTATCGAAACTATCATCTATTTTTTTTAAGCAACATCCTATTAAAAATTTATGTATTTTTTTATAATTAACTCCAGGCATATATATCAAAGCATTAATATAATCTTTTTCTAATTTATCTTTATTACCTTCTTTAAAACTTTTTAATAAATTTGCTTGTTCTTTTAGACCTCTTTCAACCTTCTTTTTTTCATTGTTAATTGTAATTTTATTTTTTAAATTTTCTAATATATCTAAATATTTATCAGATATTATTTTAATTACATTATCATATATTTTATTATATTCGTAATAATTTTCATTATTTTCTTTTAAATATTCAATACTTATTTCTAATATATATGGTAATACACCATTTTTAGCACTTTTATCTAAATTAGATATAGGAGAACCATATAAATACCATTTATCTACATAAGCATTATTCATGTAATTCTCGTCAATTAATATAGTATTGTTTATTATTTTTTCTTGTATTGATATTATCCAAAATGATACAGCATTTACAAATAATTCATTTAAGGAATTTAAATATTCATCATTTATTTTATTTATGATAATATTAATATCATCATCTGCGTCTTTAAATATACCTTTTTTGATATTTATAGGTTTTATTTTTATAAAATCTATAATCATTTTATCATCAATATCTAAATTTTCATCATTAAATGCTATTTTATATCTATTATATTTCGTTGGTAGACTTTTGAAATATTTAAATAATTCGTTACATAATAACTCATAATCTATCTCTATATTAGCCAATTTACTAATGTTACTTAAATCCTTTAAGATTATACTAATATATTCTAAAAATCCTTTTTCATTTTTATAATTGAGATTTCTTAAATATTTGTCATATTCATTATAATTTTTATTTACATAAATATTATCATCTATCTCTGATACAATATTTTCCATATCTTCCAAATCTAAATTTTCATTAACATATATATCATTTATTCCACCTTCATAATTTTCTCTATCTTCGCCTTCTTTTATCTCTTTTTGTTCTCTATAAGATATTAAATATTTTTTACCATCTTTATCATAATCAAATATATGATCTCTTGAATATTCAAATAATGTTTTCATATATTCTTGCTCATCAATAATATTATCTAAATTATCATGTGTATTTAAAATACTATTTATACTTTTAATTCCATCAATAATATTTATATTTTTAACGGACGCCTTAATTTTTTTTAAAATACCGTCCATTACACTTTCATCATTATTTATAGATGTTATTATGTCATATATATCTAGATTGTTTATAGGTATTATATCATCAAAATTTTGTTCTTGATATTCTTCTAACATATGTTTTAAATTATTTAAAAATTCAATTGTTTTTTCATTTAATTTTATTAATTTTATAGATGATGCCAATTTGTCAAAGAATGTTAATTTTTTATTTATTAAATCACATTTTTTAATTTTATGACTTTTAATTATATTCTTTCTCTCTTTTTCATAATGCGTTAATGATATCATATGTTCGCATAAAATATTAAAATCATTTTCATTTATAAAATCAAAGGACATATCAAATCTTTTAAATATATTATATATATTTGAATAATCAAGTGCAAAACTATCAGTTAAATATTTAACAACATCATTTATATCAGGTTTAACTCTTTTAATCAATACATTTATATCATAAATATTATCTGTTTTTATATGGTTAATACATTTACTATTTAATAAATGTGATGCTATTTTATTATATATATAATCATTTACAGTACATACAGGTATTTTATAATAAGCAGCCAATATTGGAAGATTAACATTATCTATAGGATATACAGGGTAATAAACGGGATATTCTTCATTTACAGGTTGTATTAAAGCATTGATTTTTGCGGTAGGTTTGAACTTTAAATTTTTAGATGATGTATCGTATTTAATTGAAAAAAAATATTTATTTTTTGCTTCTTCACTCTGTACAGAGTTTAACTTAGATAATTTATTGAAATTTAAAGCATCATCTTTTTTTTCATCATATAATAATAAATTTTCTTTTTTTTCAGCTTCAACATTAAAAATATAATTATCATAATTTGATAATTTCCCTTCTTTATTATTAGTATATTCTAATATATCATAAAAAAGTTGCGTTACCGATTGTGATCTCTTTTTATTTTGAAACATTTCATATAAGTTTTCATATATATCGTTTCTCGATAAAGCAATGAAATAAGGGTTATCTTTAATAATTTCATCTAATGATAATATTTCCAAATATTCTATATCATCTAACTCTTCATTTTCTATTTCAAATATATTATTTTGAATCTCTACCGACATTTAAGATATATCCTTTCTCTTTAATACAAAGAGATATATAAAATATTTATATTATTTACATTATATTATTTTCTATCGAAAATTTATTCCAATTTATTTTAATTACAGAAATAGCATCAATTATGTCTTTACAATTAGCATCTAAAAATGATACTGCTACCTTATTATCAGTTATATCTTCGATTGTTATTCTCAATATCATTATTTTTTTTAAAGGGTGTGGGCAAATATAACCCGCATAAATGCAATTATAATTATTAAACTTATTTTTCTCTCTAATGTATTTATTATGTATGTATGATTGTATAATATTTCCCAATGTATCATCTTCGTCTTCAATTATAAACTCATAACACCCTTCAATATCTTGAAATTGTTGTATTTTCATTTTATTGGATTTTTCTAGATTTACTAATTCTTTTCTTATATTATTTAATTTATCTGTAATAATATCTAAAGATTTCGGTATTAAATATTTTGGTCCAACATTGATATTTATATATTCTATATTAAATTGAAATCTAATGGGATCACCATATTTATTTTTATAATATGCTCTTTCTTTATCCAAAATATTATCATATTTTTCTGCTTCTAAAGGATTTTGTATATATGTAAAATTAGACAATGATACTGGATTGAATGACGCATTATCTCTGCCTGTTTTTTTAACAACATTAGCAGTGAAATGTAAATATTCTCCCGGTCTTAATCTAGTTATTAAAATATTATCATTAGAAATTTTATTTGGAGGAAAAATTTCTTTCAATTTTTTCTCTGTTAATTCTTTTCCATTCATAGTACCTTTTATATCCGCGGTTGATACATTCATAATCTTATTAGAATTATTTTTAACATTTAATTCTATAATTAGCGAATTATCTTCAAATGATTCAATTTCATCTTCAGTTAAACATATAGGAATTAATCCTATGCGATGAATAATGAATTCGTTATGTAATGCTCCATTATTTGCTATAATATTAACAGTCGGCTCATCTTTGTCTAATTTCTCACCAATAATACCAGGTATAGGAATGTCTGTTAATATTATTCTACGAATACCATTTACTATTGATAAATCAACATCGTCAATTTCAAAGCTATGATTATTTGAAGGGTCTTTAATATCAAAGGCGTAGTTTTTAAACATTCTATACTTACTTATATATTAATAAAAATGTATATTCTATATATCAATTTTTTCATTAACTTAATTTATTTACATTCTCTTTTAATTTTTTTAATAAATTATCAATATATATACTATGAGTATCATCATGTTTATATGAATCATTATTTTTTTCTTTCATAATATAATCATCACTTATTTTTTTAATATTTACATATATATTTTTTGTATCACTTAAAATATCATTATATTCCTTTACAATTTGATTTAATTTATTCATTTTATTATTTTTTAAATAAAGATGTTGTTTTTTTATATTATTCAACAATTTCTTTTCATTTTTAAAATTATTTTTAATATAATTCTTCAATATTTTAATATTGTAAATAAAATCTTGATTTTTTTTTATACCATTTTGTTCAATAGATATATATTTATTATTTATAATATCTAAATTTTTTTTTATATTTTTTAAAATAATATCAAGTTTAATTTCTCGTTTTTCAACTTGATTCATTATATCTATTAATATAATTCATAAAAATAAATTTATTTTTTATTTACCGCAGCTATAGATGCAACAATTATTATCATTATCATTGGTAATACAGATAATATTGTAACTATCCAGCTCCAAATATAACATTCGCCCTTAGTTAAACATGTTATATTATAAGCTGTTATTAAAATTATTAATATATAAAATAAATATCCAAATAAATATAAACCAGGACCTGTTAAATATATATTTATTGAAAATGCTACAATTGTAGCTATTAAACTTATTACTATATAAACCCATCCTTGTGTTGAATAATAATCCATACTCCACTTATATTCTCTATTTAAGAAAATTATATTTTTTTACGATATTAAACTATTCATAATTGCAAAACACATAGATGTTCTTGGGTGCATCTCATTCACTGGATTTGAGGCAAAGAATTGAATTAATGTTTTTATATTTTTAACATCATTACATTGACACAAATAATAATATACATTTGATGATGTAATCATCCTTTCTTTATAAGTTACTACTTGTAGATTTCTTAACTGTGCCAAATGATATTGAATAATTGGTGGAAACTGTTTATCCAAATCTTTATTCATTTTATATCTACCATATTTGGGATAATATGTAGTAGTTGAAACATAATAGCTATATAAGCTGTCTTTAATAGTAGAAATAATAGTATGAATTAAATATGTTGGGTCAATTTGTCTTCCGTTATTATCGATTGGCAAAACCAGATTGGGAACATAATTATTAATGTAATCTTTAATAGTATAATTATGTTTATTTTTCATATACACGCTTAAAATATTGATCCATGTATTAGGATGGCACGGGTCGGTCTCTTCACGATGATTAATAACATCCGTTGAAATTTTATACAGTTTAATATTATTGTCAATTAATTTCTTGATAATAAGACCATAACTATATGGATTTTTATTGATATGATTTAATGCTGTATTGATATCACTAAATTCAAGAGGATAAGACACACCTAGTTCAACAAAATCATTGATTTTGACAACATTAATATCCTCTTCAGTTAAATAATGTCTATTTTTAGTATTTACGTGAACAATTTCCATATATTTTTCACCTAAAATATTAGTATAATCAATAATATGGATATTTTCGTGATGAATTATAATGAATTCGTATGATTTGCTTTTATCTAAAAATGATGTAAACTTATTTCTTAGGATTCTTGAAACTTCGGTATGTGATAAAAGCAATTCATCATTACTTAAAAGTTTTCCAAAAAATTTATATAAAATGTCATCTAACATATGTCCATGTGTCTTTGTAGGGTGTGAGAATTTAGAACTATTCGCATCAGGACAACTAGAAGTTCCAAAATACCAATTATCATCATGATTATAAACCGTAATCATTGTTCCATCATATGCTTCATAACATTTGTCTGTATTATGATAAAATTTTAACATATAATTATTAATATCTGACCTCACAGGTATAGAATTGGCAAATGTAACAACAACATTATTATTAAAAGATTGTGTAAAATCTAAAACAACACTACGACATTGTTCATACAATTCTTTATATTCATAAATTTCCCCCATTTTATAATTATTATGCAATAATACAATATCACTGCGATTTTTGAATTTCTTTACTTTAATATTTGGCCACAGATGATATTTTTTTAATACAATAATTAAACAATTAGAATAGGTTTTATTATCATCATCAATGCTATTATATATATTATAAGTTTCATTGATAATGTCCGTAATATTTTTGGGGAAATTAATAATGTGTGGCTCAGAATTCATAATTATTTATTATAATATATTATAATCTTATATAACTTTATTTTTTATAAAACTTATCGAACCATTCTTGCCCAACCTTTATAGAAGCATCTTCGCTTGTCATTTTATTTTGCACAATGTTTTCACGCATTTTTAAAAAATATTCTAAATTTTGGTATTCAAACCCCTCTTCTTGTACAACCATTTTATATAACATTGGATACCTTTTTTCAAAAAAGTCTATGTTATTTATATTATTCTTTAAATTGCTAATTATAGCTTCATGACTCATTTTATTTCTATTCTCCTCAATATTTAACATTATTTCTTGAACTATATCTCTAATTTCGTCTGTTTCCATACCATCTTTTATAAAGGATGGGTTATCTTTCGTTTTCTGCTTTTTTTTATTACTCATTTATATATTTGAAATATTTTTATCTTTATATAAATAATAGTAATTCTTAAAAAGAGTACATAATTGATAAAAAACTGTAAAAATATTAAAAGTTATAAATAATAAATAAAAATATAATTATGTACTCTTTTCTAATAAAATTGACAACTATTTTTATATTTAAAGTTATAAACCATGGAATATAAACCAAAAGTTTATTACGACGGAGCTTTTAAATTAATTTCTGAGTTATATAATGAAAATGAAGAATTAATAGGATATTTTAGTTTGAATTTTTATGACCAATATCAATTAGATGTTGATATTCGTGAAGAATATCAAGGTCGTGGATTATCAAAAATATTATTGAAAAATTTTGCCTTATATTTACTTAATTGTAAAAAAGGAGATAAATATATACTCTGTGATAATATTAATTTTCGTATTTTATCAGACTACGATATTTTAGCTATCGATACAGATGCGAGTGAAAATTCAAAGGGTTCATCGTGGTGGTCTAAAATAGGATTGATTGATAATAGATACTATAATAGATATCAATCTATTATATCGTATAAGGGATATGAAAAAATTATTACATTAGGAGAATTACTAAAAAACATTAATTTATAGGTTATTCTAAATATTTAAATTGTTATTTTTATATTACCAATTATTATCTATATAATAATAGAGATTATAATGAAAAAAAATATAGAATATACAGAAATAGATTATAACTATAATGTCCCTGTTCCTTCACCTCCTAAAAATGCCGGTTTATATACTGGTGATGTTTTATTTGACAAGAAACCTTGGGGTAATAGTTATACTCAACCTACAGTAATACCAGATGCTGTAGCATATAGTTCTCAATTTTACGCCAAACATCATATACCATCTTATAATAGACCCGGTAATAATACAGTTAACACTCATATGTATCAAAAATATAATACGACAGACGATAACTATAATTTTAGTTGTTATGTTAATAAAATCTTAGGTTGAGGTTTTTTAATGTTATCCTTATGTTTTTTTAGAAAATCGCATATATATTTATATGTCTCATCAACTTGTTCAAAATTAATACCTCCAGTTATCAATATGCTACCACTTTCAAATAATGCACCTGTTACTTTTTTACAATCACCTATTGTATTTCCACTTCCTTTACCATAACAAGTATTAGGACAACAACAAATGCCATTCTTTTTTTTACTTTGTTTATTCCAAAAATATTCTAACTTTACACCTTGATATATACCAGGTTGAAAAGAACATTTATTATTATATTCGTCGCCAATAAATATTTTATGTATTTCCTTTCTTTTCAAGTCAAACCCTTTTGTTAATTCTGGATCTGTATAAACTTTAAAATCTGTATTAATCATCCTTATCTTAAAATTTTGATATTTTAATTCATCGACATTATTAGACGGATTTATTATATCTACCGAAACATTTTTATATATATTTTTAATATTTTCTATAATATTATTTACAATTATTTCAGTATGCGTTACATCCTTAATTCCTGTTAGTTGTATATTTCCATTTTTAAATATCTTAACATTTGGAATATAAATATTATTAAACATATAAATAATAGTAACTTGATTGTCAAATCTATTTTTTTTTACCTTATCCTTTTTACTCTTTCTTCTTTTTTTAGGATAAGTCCCTCTTGTTATATCTTCACCATCTTTCATAAATTGAATCCAAACTATACCTTCATTATCGTCAAAACAGTTTTCCTTTATTTTAATATTATTAAATAATATATTTAAATCCAAGTTTATATTTATTCCTATATTAGCATTGCAAGTTATAGTTGAGATTCTATATTTCGAAAAATATATTTCAGACATTTTAACAGTATATATAAAGATTATTGGCCTTATATCATTTTTTATTTTCAAGATGATAAAAAAATTATTTATGATATCATATTTTGATACCTAACTGTTTATTAAAATTATATACTTCATTTTTTCCATTCTGTCCTTGATTATTTATATTATCTGTTATATTTTTAATATAAGATGTATTAACAATCTCATAATTATAATTTGTTGTTATCATAGGGGGTAAATTTATAATATGTGTTTTATCATTTGATAAATGACTTTTACGAAATTCATCTATTGACAAAGGACCATTAAATAATTTTAATAAAAATCTTGAAGGTGCCGGTCTTATTGGGTTAGTAAATCCGTAATGTTTACTAAGCATTTGGATTAAACTATTAATTTCCCATACCTTGTCACTGCCACAATGAGAAGAAAAATTATAAGCATTAGCACATTCTAATGAACAAAAATTCCCAAATAACACATATGTATCACTTTTGACATTATATTTATATGGCATTCCATATGTCCTATCTTCTATAGGATGACAACACCAATAACAATTATTGTTGCTTTTAAAAATATTCTTATTATATCCGTATTCTAGCATATATTCATTTGTTTCATCTATATTTTCTAAATTATTGTCCTGAATATTATTATACAAATTTGAATCATTTAAATAATAACAATTTGGTTCATAAGGTTTTGGCAATTCGATATTATCACAAATTATTATTTCATTGCTCACATCTTCAATAGGTAATTGTAAAATTATATCTTCATTCTCAACCTTTGTAACATCTTTGACAATTGTACTCATCAAAGTTTTTTTTTTTTTTATTTCTAATGCTTTATCATCACTATTTTTTGCCTTTCTTGCCATTTTTATTTTATATGTTAAGTATATAAGAGGTTATATATTTATATGTTTTTAAAAATAATCTTTAAAATATGATATATTTTTAATAATATCTTTACTTAAATTTTTAACAGGCATATAAGTATCATCATTATTTAATTTTTTTACAGAGCCATGTCTTATACATTTATCCTTAATCTCTCTTATCTCTTTGCTCATATTTGCGATTACATCAATTAAATATTTAATTATTAACCCTGCTATTACTATAATTATCAATACTAATAAATCCATTATTATATGATATACTTATATTAAATGAATAAAAAAATTACACAAATTTTAACTGAGCACTACCGTTTATTACTGATAATATATTAATTTCTCTTACGTAAAAATTAGCTTCATATTTAACTTCATATGAATAATTATCTAAAATTTTTTTAGTAATATTTTGATTTAAATTAAATAAATCATCATTGCTATAATCTTTTGTTGTTAATAAAATAGTTGTTTTTATTTTTGAATTATTATAAGAACCAGATGTGCTTATTTTTTCAGGAAACAAAGCAAAAGAATAAGAATATATTCCTGTCCTAGGTACATTAGTATGATGATAATATGGTTGGACATTATTATAATATTCTGCATTATGTTCGGCACGTACTGTATTCGTCCAATTTATAACAGCACTTGATAATATGCCCATATTTTCTAAATAATATGGCGAAGCTGTATAGTTTAGATAATCATTATATTTAGATATCATATCATTTCTACGTATAAACCAAATAATTTCTTTAATATGATTATTCGCATTATTAATATCACAAGATGTAGTTGATTCTGTAACAGCATCTATATCTTTAACTGTAAATTTAACAGTGTCTATTACATAATCAAAACTATTTGTTTCTAATAACATTTTGCTACGTTCAATAGTATCCAAAAATACATATGTTAAATGGAGTTCATTTTTAACATCGTGATTAGTAGTTTTTGTAAAATTATCTATTGATATTTTTGTATTATGCAATTGATTATAGAAACTACTACTAACATAATTATTCAATTTTGTAGACCATATTTTATATAACCCTTCGACCCCCCTATCATTGGTATATACATCTATAGTAATTTCATTATTAGCCAATTTTAATAAAGGTAAAGCAAGAGAAGGATTTTTTGTAAACCAAAAATTTAAAGGTACCTGAATTTCTCTTTCTTTTATACTTGGGGATTTACTATTAATATTTTTATTAGGATAACTTGAAAAATACAATTTATTATTTATTACAGTATATTTGACTTGTGATGTTGTTGGTGCTATACATTCAACTACATTTCCAATTAATTTATTATATTCTATACCATCTTTATTTGTTAATTCATTCCATATATTCATCCAATCGCCATATAAAGTTTCTATTTTATTACCATCAATAAGCAAATCAACATTTTTAATATAATTAAATCCTAAATTTTCTACCCATCTAAATTGTAATTCATTATTTGAGTAGATATCTGGTATTCTAAATGATAAATACATATTTGTCAATAAATCGCCATGTCTTTCTATCTTATACGTCATTTTAACACTTTTATAAAATCCTGCGTTAGCATTGTTTATAGGAACAGCGACACGTTTTTCTAAAGCAAAATTAGTATGTTTTCTATAAACATATTTATAATAATTAATACACGGGTTAACAGTTATATATTCGTCCATTTGCCCGTTCAATACTAATTGGATTAAACCTCCACCCATTATTATCTTATAATATCAATACTTTATTATTATCTTATATTATTATCTTTAACGGATTTTCAATATTATTTTATATGAATGATTGTACAAATTTCTCTAAACTATTATAGCTTCTATCACCTTCATACTCTGCTAATTTATTATTATTATTGTCAATTGCTAATATACAAGGAAACCCAGCAATATTATACTTATTGATATCATCTTTATTTTCAGCTATATTTTTCTTTATAAATTTTGCATTATTATTTAAATTATCATTTAAAGATTCCCATATTCCCGAATTACTAAATTGATCACAATATCCACATCCTTCCATATAATAATAATGAATTTTAACATTTCCATCACTACTATTATTTAAACTATCATTTATAAAATTCTCGCACATTTTTTTATTATTAATAAAAAATACTATTAATATTAATATAAATATACCAAATAATAAATATATAATCATATTATTGCTTTTAAAATTTGTCTTACTAATTTTTTTTACCATCTTATCTAAATATTTAGTATATTATTTTTATTACAACAGGGGGTAAATAATGTATAATTGTAAAAATACGAATTGCTATTATTTTTAATAAATTTTTTATAATATTTATCGTTTACCATCAAAATCCTGCAGTCTAATTTAGAATAATCAGTTTCATATATAAATTCATCGTTTCTTACAACATATACGCTATTATTATTATTTCTTAAAAATTCAAGATATGTATTTAAATTACTATTATAAACTATTACCATTCTATAAATTAATTCATTTTCATATAATTCTTCAATATTACTAACAAAATTATTAATTTTTTTTAATTCTGTAATTGATACAGTCATTTGTAATTTTATATATATATTATCGCCTTATGTAAATTTAATTATATAAGATTATTTAAATATTACTAATTATAATGAATGATAATATTATTAAAATTGAATTTTCATATTTTCTAGATAAATATAAAAATGTGAAAAATATACCCGAAAATATTACAAATAAAGTTGATGAATTGGAAAAAAATTTTAACTGTTTTAATTCATTGTATGACCCCAAAATGATATGGGTTAAAAAAAACTTTATTAAAAAGGAAAAAAATTTACAGCAAAAAAATAAGGTACATGTTATTATACCAGATTTTGAAAAAAGCTCAATCCTAAAAAGGAAACTGTTGGGATTGTTAAATAAATTAACAATTATTAATAAAAATAATATTTATGATAAAATTATTGAAATAATTAACACCGAGGAAAAAGATAATACATTTGATATAATATGGGAATATATATTATTAAACAACAATATATTATATTCTAATATTTTAATGTTTTATGATAACACATTTATAGAAAATAAAATTAATGATAAATGGGATAATTATATTAAAAATAAAGAATGGAAGCCACCTGCTTATATATATGATAATAATATTTTATTCTTAAAAGACGATTATGATATATATTGTGAATATATTAAATGGAAAAAAAATATTATGAATATAACAACAATATGGATAAGATTTAAATTAAACACGATAGATATTTTATTAAATGATATTTACAACCATATAATTGATATTATTAAAGAAAATATAGTATATAAACATATTTTAGATATATTTTTAGAGCAATTATATTTAATATTAAATACCCGTAAAAATATTAATATTATTAATAGTATTAAAAATATTGATATTAATAATTTTAATAATTCTACAAAATTTATTATTTATAATATTTTGGATTTAGAAAATAAATAATTTCTATATTATAATATAGAGTAAGAAACGCAAAATATAATATGAAGGAGTCGGATAATAATTTGTCTTTCTATACAAGTTTAATTATACAAATGATATTTGTTATATTATTAATAATTATATATTCCTATTTATACAAGCTTGAGAATATTGGTTGTGAATGTTCAGAACACCCTAACAAAGAGTTTATCAAGAATTTTACTATAATAGCATTAGTATATTTCTTTATAACAGCTTTTATTTCGCTTAAAGGTGTCGCTAAAAGTGTTGGTAGTGTATTTGTACAATTGTTATCAATAGCGACATTTATATTCTTCCTATTATTTGTTGTATATATATATTATGCTTTTGAATATGTAAGATATTTGACTAATGAAAAATGCAAATGTTCGGAAGATATGTCAAGAGATGTCATTGCTATCGGCACTATGATTTCTTTATTCTTATTCATTACCTTATTATTTACTATAATAATAATACCTATATTACTTAGCACATTAAGCTCACTATTAGAAAAAATAGAAGTATTTGAAGATGAAGTTGAAAATACTATACGTAATCCATTAAGAACTATTAAATCCACTCCTGGCAGAATTGCAAATTCTGTCAATGATGTCGGTAAATTTGTTAAAAAGAATGCTATTAAACTTAGCAATTTAAGAAAAAATAAAAAAAATTAAAATAATTTATTAAAACATCATTTTTATATATTTAATGTACGCTTATCATTATTTACCTTGTTTCGTTTTGCATTTGTTTTTTTTAATATATGAATATCTGCTGTATCTTCAATAATAGAAGTTATTTCTTCATCGCTTACAGATAATGTTTCAATCCGGTTGTCAAAATCATCATCTATTGATATTTTACTATGTACGTTTTTAATAATATTATCTATATCTTCCGTTGTATTATTATAAGAAGCACGCTCATTTGAAATAGTTGGTTTTTGATAACTTTGAGATTGCATAGTAGAAGACATATCGCTTGTTAATGAACCGAATAAATTATTAACCATCCCAAATATTCCCATACTATCGCTCATACCTGAATTTTTTTGTGATAAATTCTCACTTTGATTTATATTATTAACATTTTGCGGTATTGTATTACCCATCATATATTGTTTTGCTGCGGCATTTTGAAACTGTTTCATTAATTCGGGGTCTGATTTTAGTACATTTTCAATATCGGGCAAAGGTTGGTCTTTAAACATTCTACTTGTTAAATGAAACATAAACGCACTCCCAGACAATGATATGAATAATCTTAATTCTGGTGCCATTTTTTTACCGGTTGATTTATATTTATAATGTAATTCTTCAAAAATATCATCATAATCATTTATATTCTCGTTTACTTGTTCTGACCAACCGTCTAATTTAATAGAAAAAGGATCATATCTAGTATTCATATATTCGGATCCCGAAACAAATGCCATTAACATTTTTTGTTGAAATCTAATACTTCCATCAAGCTCTTTTTCTTTTATAATTCTACTATATTCAGATTTCATTTCTTCTAAATCGGAATTCATATTAAATTTAAAAGGTATTTTATACCCTTTTGATTCTAATCTATCTAATTGATAAATAATTTCTCTCTTTTCGTTTAATTCTTGTTTAATTATATCCTTTGGGCTCATATATTTTTTTTTTATTATTCTACTATCTTGGCTTTGATAACTTCCACCGCTACCACCACTCTCCCCGCTCTCTCCACTTCCCCCACTTTCATCACTACCTTCGCTACCACCACTACCGCCACTACCATTACTGCTATTACTGCTATTACTCGCATCGCTACTCACACTTCTCGTATCACTAATATCATCATTAATAAATTTCTTTTTATTTTTAACATTATTATAACCTGTATCGCTACCACTTGTTGAACCGTCAATGTCTTTATCGCGATTAAATTTATTTTTATAGATATTTTTAATATTATTCATATATTTAGCTTTTTCATATTTACTATTTGAATTTGAACTAATTTTAGAAGAACGCGATGAACGCGATGACATTGAAATAACATCGTCGCTTATTTTTTTTTTATTAAATAAATTATCATCTATAAATGTATTTTTAACGGGTATATTAAAATTAAAAGAATTTTTAAATGTATCTTTATTCAATTCTATCAAGTCTTCATTTTTATTATTTAAATTAGATATTAATGACATATTATATATTTATTGATAATCAAATGTTTATATATTTACAATAATTTATATAATAAATATAATACGCATATTTTATTTTTTTCCTATAAATTCTATCCATTTTCTAAAAAATACCCTTCCTGTTTTATAAATATATTCAGGGTGAAATTGTATACCTAAAATTTTCAATTTTTTATCGTATATAATAACAATTTTTTTACCCAATTTTTTAACAATTTTATAATTTTTATTTATATTAATTACATAATCTTGATGATAATAAGTATATTCTAATTTTTTAACTTTAAATGGATATGATATATTTATTTTTTTTGTATATTTTTTCATACCATTTTTAAAACTATTAATGTTCGACTTTTTACCATTTTTAATTGATAAATATTGTAAACCATAACATATTGCAAGAATAGGGATTTTATAATTAAATATTATATCAGGAACTTTAGGAGAATTTTTATTTAATATAAAAAAATCAGAACCACTAACTATAATTCCTAAAATTTTTTTTGTTTCAATTATTTTTTTAATTCCATTTGTATCATGATACCTTTTGATATATAATTTTGCGTTTTTACCAATCGTTTTTTTGTATAGCAAATGTTGTTTTTTCCAATCCCAATTATCGCTATACATAGATATCAATAGAATATTCATTTTAATATAAGCAATTATATTTTTCTAAAGGTTCGTTTTTAATATTTGCTCTAATATATGAAACAGCTTGTAAACACGAATCGCTTAAATCGTCTTTTTTTTTATTTTTGCTGAAGATGTCTATCAATCTTTGATTATTTTTAATATAGTTTTCACATATTTCTATACTTAATTTTTTATTTAAGATATATTTGCTTCTTTTAAAATTTTTAGAATTTTTTTTATCATCTATATCTTTATCAATAATGGGTAAAAAGTCGTGCGTTTTCAATTTTAATGATGCATTTACTAATATAACATTTTCAACAATACCATCCCAATGTTTTAATAAACTATAGTAATTATATATAATATGTTGTATAGTTTTCATAATACCATTTAAATTAGATGGTTGATTCTCTATTAAAACATAATTAATAATATTTATATCATTCTCCTTTAAAAATCCAATTATAATATCCATTTCATTATAAATGCGCAAACATATGTCGTCTATACATTTAAATTCTTTTTTCGTATCTGCCAATGTTATGATGCGCCAATCTATAATTTCTATTTTATCTGTTTTTTTTAATATACATAGTGCTAAGTTTTTAACACCTACATCAAAACTTATATATATCATTGTTATTAATAATCTAATATATTTAAATCTTTATACTTTTTACCATATTTGATATTACATTTTTATTAAATTCCTTAACATTATTATATTTAATCAATACAATAATATCCCTCCAAAATGTATCATTAATATAAGAAGAATTATAATTATTAATATTTCTATGTTTTTTATATAACCATTTATATATTTTTTCTTGCTTTTCTTGATTATTTAGCTGTGAAACATTATGCATTTTTCTATTAGAAATCATTTTCTTTATAAATTTTTTAAATTCATCATATTTAAAATAATTGGTAGGAACTATATCCCATAAATTAATAAATTTAATATAATTATATGAAGGGCATAGTAAAAAATTATCTAGATAATCTATAAATGTATTATTATTATCTATTATTAATAAAGACTTTGATATGTCATGATTTTTATTGATTTTCATAGTTTTTTTTATCATAGGCATTATTTTTCCAACAGATTTTTTAATGTTTCCGTTTTTATCAATTATACAATTATCTCTTGTAAATATAGGTCTATTAAATTTAATATTATTTTCCTTTTCTATAATATTTATCTCTTTATATGCCCATTCTTTTTCAGATGCTGTATAAACAAATATATAGCTATTTGGATATATTTTTTTTATCATATTCATAAATACATTAAAATATGGTCTTATTAATAAAGAATTTTTATTATAACTATTTTTTAATATTGTTTCACATTTTGCTTTATCTGATTTAAATATTTTTAAATTATTTTTCATCATATTTTGTATATTATAAATATCACATTGATAACTACAATCACCTATAATTGTACCATCTAAATCTATTAAGAAAACAAATGGTTCCATAAACTCTATTATATTATATTATTAATATAATAGAAAATATATGGATAATAATATTTCATTTTTCATAGGAGGGAAACAGTATATTATTGATGAAAATAATATCACAAAACTTTATACAAATGAAATATCAACACAAAGCAACCAAAATACAAATAATTCATTTGCAAATATGAATAATATAATAAATTATAAAAATAACAAATATAATCTTGATAAAAGGATTATGTATTATAATTATATTCATAAAAAATTATCAACAATTTCTAATAATAAATGTCTTGAAAAGAAAAAGTTTGACAATGTAAATTATGGTTATACAATTGATGACAAAATTAATTTAATAAAAATCATTGGTACAAAAAGTTCTTATGGTGTTATATATATAACAAAAATCAAAAATGTAATAGGTAAATATCCTGTAGTTTCAAAACTTCTTACATCTAATAAAGATAATTTAAAAGAGATTAAAATAAACACAAGCGTTACAAAAAAAATAGTATTAAATAAATTTTCTAAACATTTTTTATTAACATATAAGGTTATTAATTGTAAGAAAAAAAAAAATAATCTACCAGAAAAAATTAATAATAATAAATATTATATTATTTTAAACGAATTAGCTCATGGTGATATTAAACAGTTATTCACTATAAAAAAAATTGTAGATAATAATACTTTAGTATATAATATTTTTATTCAAGTTATATTATCTATACTTACTTTTCATAATATAGGATATATACACCGAGACTGTCATTATGGGAATTTTTTATATCAACGTGTTAATGACGACGGGTATTATCATTACAAAATATATAACAAAGATTACTATTTAAAAAGTTGCGACTATAACATATTAATATATGATTTTGGATTATCAAAAAAACATAATTACACAAGAAAAGATAATGTGAAACTATTTAAAGATTATTACAGAATACATCATGCTTTTTTAAATAAAAGTTTTTTCAGTAATCCAAATAAAGTTTGGAATGAAAAAGAGCAGATATCATTTGAAGTTTCATTATATGTAAAAAAATTTATATCATTAATATATAATTTAAATGAAAAAAATGATTATATTGATATTATAAATAAACATATTTTACCTTATTTTATTATTAATAACAGTGATATATTTCTTAACAAAAAACCTGTTAATTCTAAAATAATAAATAAGACGCCTTTTATTATAAAACCGCAAAAAATATAATTAACTATATTCATTAGATTTGATTAAGTTTATTTTTATCTTCTTCCAATTTCTTTCTCCTTTTTTCTATATATTTTGACATGCTTTCAAACCCTGAATATATAAAATTATTTAACATTTCTTCTGTAAGTGTCATTATAACACCTTTATTTTTAAATTCAAAATTCATTAATTTTATATCAGGATAGTTATCTGGAATATAATAATAATCAATATTATTATGGTCTATATGGTCTTCCATTACAATTTTTACCCTTTTTTTTTCATATATATTTATTAATTGTTTCAATAAAAATAATACACTTATTTTCGGTTTAGGAATATCAACATCATCTACTATTTTTTTATGATAATTTTTATGTATTAGAAGCCCCAATATATTTTCATAAGGAACGTTTTTAAATATATTAATAGGTAAATTATTAGTTAAGCCACCGTCATAATAATAATCTTCATCTATTTTTGTAGGTTTAAAAAGTATAGGTATTGACATTGAAGCTGAGCAAGCTTTAAAAACGCAAACATCGGGGGTATCTTCTATACAAAATATTTTATTTTTGCACGTATATATGTTCGTAGTAGATACATAATAATTTACCCCAAATCGTTTTGCTAAATAAGAAAAAGTAATATTTTCATCTAAATTTTTATATTTTTTATTAACCTTATCTTTCATATGATTAGTCAATAAATCTATATTTGTTAGACCACACTCGGTTATGATTTTAATACAATTTTTATACGGGATTTTGCATAATTTTTCATCATTAATAGCAAGCATAAGAATTTCTTCTATATCTTCAATATCCAATTTAAATGCAATAGCTAATCCAATAAAAGCACCGATTGATGTTCCTGAAATATGAGTAATATTTTTATGTAAATTTTCTAAATACAAATATCTTAATGCTCCTATATATACTACGCCTCTCATTCCGCCACCAGATATAGCTAAATGTGTTATATTTAAGTCACACATATAAGTTATTGATATAATTAATATTAATTTACTTATATATATTAGATTTTGGTCATATATTAAAGTTATATTCATTTACATTTACATTGTAATATTTTAATGCTTCCAAAGCAGAATTGTTTTCGGCTTCCTTTTTATTTTTTCCTGTTGATGTAGAAATAATAGTACCATTTCTATCTTTTACACAATATGTAAATAATCTATTATTATCCTTTATATTAACTGACAATTCTTTAAATTGCGGTATATCTTGTAAATAATGCTGCATATATGATACAAGCATATCTTTATAATTATTCTTGATTCTAATTAATTCGCTAAAATCTATATAATTTTCTATAATATATATAATCCATGATTCAACAATAAAATAACCTGCCCCAGAGTAAGGAGCAATTCTAATATTTTTTGGCAATAAAACTTCGTCTTCTTGTGATTGGAAATCTGTATAAAGGGCGCCTATAAAAGCTTCAAATATATCCTCCATAATCTTATAATTAGTTCTCCCATTAGAATCTTCAACTTGCTTTGATATTATTGCATATCTAGGAAAACCTATTTTATCGGATAAATATCCTAACATTTTTCCATTAACAATCTTAGTTCTTATTTTGGATAAAAACCCTTCACTTTGATCTGGAAATCTATTATATAAATAACTCGCTACTATCATACCTAACAATGAATCTCCTAAAAATTCTAATCGTTCATATGAAATATCTTGGAGAGGTAAACAATCATCCGGACATTTTACATTACTTTTTTCAAAATCAGTATTCTTCATCGTACAATATGATTTATGAACAAAAGCAACACGATATAAATTAATATTTTTGAATTCTATATCTTTTAAACCATTATTATCAAATAATAATCTTAAATCATTAGTTTGAAGTAATATATTTTTATTATTATATGGTAGATTATCACTGTCAATATCTTTTGTTTTATTATGAATATTTTCAATTCTCTTCATTATTTATTATATTTTAATTTAATAATTATATAATATCATTTTTTCTTTTATATTATTAATATTTTTTTATATAAATATTAATATATAAATATTAATAGTATATTTCTTTTAAATAGAATAACATATAAATGAGTTATAATAATACAGAGGGTATAATACCAGCTATACAACTTAACTCGGTTGGTATAGGATTTCAATTAGATGATGATGGAAATGCAATAAATCTAGATAATCTTAATTTAAATGAAAATGAATATTTAGTTGTAGGTGAAAAAACTTATTATCCTCAAGAAACAACACAAAATAATACAAAATGGAATTTATTAGTAAATTCTGACGGTATTGCTGTTAATACTTCTAGAAATGCTAGTGCTAATTTTTTAAATTCTCAAACATCTTTATTTGTTGATAATAATATTTATTGTAGTGGTACCATAAAAGCCAATGGTTTAGAATTAAATAATATAACTATAGATAACGATCCATTAACAAGTAGTTTAATAAGAGATTTTATTATTAGTGCAAATAAAATATCAGCAAATCAACCTTTTCAAGCAGGAATAGACACAAGTTATCAAGATGTTTATAATTTTAATTATAATATTAAAAATGTTTTTTCTCCTTCGTTCTTAACTTTAGGAGGATATGTAGATACATATACAAATACACATCCTTTAAATATCGTTTCAAATGCTAATAACAAAGCCGATAGCCTTCATATATCAATACGAAATGATGTAAATAATACTGATGAACCATGTAAGTTCTCAATGGGAATAATTGGGGGGTCTAATATATCTCCTGCAATCATATCAACCACAACTGGTATGCCTTTAGAATTTCATATTAGTAAAAAATCTTCTGATATTGATAAAATATATCAAAGACAAACACTTCCAAATTATATAAATGATAAGGATTATCCTGCTCTTGCGATAGATGCTAATAATAACGTAGCTATAGGTATAAATAAAACAACAAAAACACCTTTCAATCGTAAATCATTATTTAATGGAATAATATTAGATGATTATATCGATGATGAAGAAACAAGATTAGAGGTTAATGGTGTTGTGTCTTTTAACGATATACTTATGTATGATTATTATACTAATACAAAAAAACATTTAGACGATATATATGTACGTAAAACTGGAATAAGTGTAATAAATAGCACACAAATAAAAGAAGGTGATTTTTTAGGAAATAATTACACTTTTAATAATATAACTACAAAATATCAATTAAATGCTAATCTTATTAATGTAAATAATACTTTAAACGTCGATAATACTATAAACACTAAATTTCTATTGGTAAATGAAAATGCAAGTTTTGGCGGTACTGTTAATTTTGATAATGATGTTAATTTTAATAATGTTCAAAATGTATCAATTAATAAATTAAATATTAAAAATGATATTTATATTGGTAATAAAAGAATAACACCTATTGATATAAATGACCCATATACAGGATATGGAACATATAGTAAAAGTAAAGATGGTTCTAACTTTTTTTTTGTATATGTTCATAGCAATATTGCTTCTTTAGATGCCAATTGTAATATTAATTTTCCTAAAAAATTAGGGATTGGTCTAAAGTCTACAGATGGTTTTGATGGCATTCTCAATATTATCAAAGATAATCATTATAATCGCGATAATTTTGATATAACAATGAAAAATACTGTTGATAATAAAGATTATATTGCTAATATTGGAAGATTATCAAGAATAGAATATGGAGATAATAGTTTAATAATTAATACTAACAAAGTAACCGATAAAAAAAATAATATATACTTTTACCCTTCAACTGATATGTCAGAAATCACATGCAATTATTATTTACCAAATCTTAGAAGTACACCACCTATTTTATCATTGAGCAAGAATAGTGCGTCTATTAATAAATATGCTGCGAGAAGTGGGTTTGTATTAGATGTAGATGGAAAAATAGCTGCGAATGGTTATCATTTAACTGTTAATGACGAAACATATAGAACAAGTAGTTTTCTATATCAACAAAAGAATTTTTTTAACTTATATGATGATAAAACTGACAAGTTCTGCGTTAATTATAATAATATAACAGCTTATTCGACAGATATGAAAGGATTCAATGTTAAAGGCGGTATTAATACAGATAAATATTACCAAAATAATAAAGAAATAGAAACATTGCAAAAAACTAATACACATGATGCTTTTTATACCAATAAAAAACTTTCATTAGGATGGAGTGGTGAAGATGTTAATGTTCCTCTACAAATAAGGAATACTACAATTAATGATAATAATTATTCAGTAATTAGAATATATAGGGGTGTAAGAGGTGGTGGCTCCAAAAATAACGCTGATTATAGCGGTATTGATATATGTGAATATGATAGATATTTAAATAATGATAGAAATGCTGAAAGATGGTTTATTTATAAAAATCACATTTATAATGATTTAAATTCAAGAGATGTTCAAAGAATTGGTCCTTTGCAAATAGGATATATTGATAAAGACATTAAACCAAGCACTTATGGCATGTCATTTTATTATGATAATATTACATCAAATTATCATATTGATGTTAACAACCCTAATATAAATTATAATGATAAATCCGCTATGTCAATTTATGGTGATCTTAATGTTCATGGAAATATAAATATTATAGACGATGTAGGTTCCAATTATAATTTTAGGTTATCTAATTTATCAACATTAACAAAAATTACAAACTATATTACAACTGTAAATAATTCTGTAAATTATAATAATGAAAATGATGATATGAAATATAATGGCAATAATATATTATTTACACCAAATAATAGCGTAATAATAGATTCTATTGATAAAAATGCTATACCAATGATTATAAAGCAAGATAATACAAATTATTCTGTTGCTAAATTTATTACATACGCCAATAATAATAATGATAATTCTGCTAAAATAGAATTAGGAATATATAACTCAAACTTAAACATAACAAATGATGATTACGAAATGAATAATAATATTAATAAAATGATGAAGTTTGAACTAAGCAGTTATGACGATAATAATACTAATTTTAGCATGAGTTATTATAATAATGGAACTTATAAAAAATTTTATAATTGTAAAAATTCAATTGATGAAAGTGGTAATTTGCTAGGTTCAACAACACATATAGGCATTGGTAATAATGTAAATAATAATAGTAATATTACCTTACATATTGACGATACTAATAAATATGGTATTCAAATAACTAACAATAATTATGCTCCCGCTATTAATTTATTATATACAGGTGGAGCAACTAATAACATATATCATACTATATCAGGAGGTAGCTTTGAAAATAATTATAAATTTAATATTTCCGTTGCTAATAACTCATATTATAATGAAATAATACCTACAAATGTTTTTACTATTGATGCTTTTGATGGGGTAAATATTAGAAAAGGAGCTCGCTTTGGTTTTAATGAAAATATATTAAATGAAACTATGGTTATTAAAACTGATTATAATATTACTGGAATGTCAATCACAAATAGATATACAAATGATTATTTATATGATAGTTTAGTTAATATACCTGCTAATGACATGCGTTTATTTATAGTCAATAATAATTGGGAAAATAAAGTTAAAGAGTATAATGCCTATTACAAATATAAAGCTATAGCATATCCTACAATTGATAATAGTTCAAATATTATAAAAATAAGTGATACAGAAAATGATGACTATATATTCAATACGTCTGTAGTAGTTTCTAAAAATTTAATATTTAAAACTTATCATTTAGATATAGAAGCAAATTATAACACATCAAATATAGATGTTTATTTAAAGAATTATAATTTGACAAATTTTGATACAATAATTAATCAAGAAAATATAACAAATTGTATTTTTGATTTTGATTCTGATAGTTGTAATATAAATATAATTCCAAATGTAAGTTATGAAAATAATATATTATATCCCAATAATTTAAAAAAAAGAGATTTAATAATTAATAATAATTTAAACTTTAATCTTGATTACATTGATAATATATCTTCTAATTATTCTTTAATATACAATTATAGTAATTATATTTATTTACCTGATAATATTAGTTGTAATTATAATTATAATTATATATATGAAACCAGAAACATTGACAATTCTAATATTATTGATGTTATTAATGAAACATATATAAATTTATTACCTTTTGATAATAATTCTTATTACGACGAATATATTTACTCTTGTTATGATACTAAAAAATTAATTGACAACGGTGTATATTCAAATATATATTTAAACACTTATAGCTCCAACATTGTAAGAGTAAATTCAAATATTAATTATATTGGATATTTTGATGTCGAAAGAATTAATAATATATTATATAATACTTCTAATTTATTACCAGATATTTTTAAAAATAATAATTTTGAAGATAATTATATTGATTATAACTATAATATTTCTTTAATAGATAATATTCCAAATATTACTTTATCAACAAGTAATTATGTATTTAATAATAACGCAAATAGCATACTTCGAGATATGTCTTTTGAATTGATAAATTCTAATTATTCTGTCGATGATACATTTCAAATATATAATAACACATTTACTAATAAATTAATCTTTAATGATTATTATTATATGCCTAATTTTAATCAAATTAATGATTTTAAATTGCACATTAAAAATTATAATTATACAAATTTAAAACCTCAATTAATAATTACAAATCAAATAGAAGAAATAAATAATAAATTTTCTGGCCATGAGATTTATAGTTATGATGATGTTATTGAAATTAAATATTTTAATGACACTATTAATAATAATTGGACAATTATTAAAATAGATGCTGATGGAAACATATATTTAGAGGGAGATTTATGTATGAGAAACAATAATATCAGAACAGATGGTAAGATATATGATACTTATGGTAATGATTTAGCAGAAATTTTTAATAAAAATTATTTTAATGAATATAAAGTTGTTTCAAGTAATATTCATTTCAATTCATTAGGGTCTAATGGTTTGCAAATTAATTCTCATTCAAGTAGTAATTATGATAATTATAAATTCTTTTATGTCAAAGACTATACAAGCGATGGTGTAAATGATGTTATGATTTTACATAAAAACATTAACGAACCTACCAAATATAAATTAGATTTATACGGTGATATTGACACATCAAATGGTATATTAAAGGTCGATGGTAGAGATATTATTAGAGATACTTGCAATTATGTTTTAGATACAAGCAACGTTATTTCTACAAGAATAACTAACCTAGTTACTGATAATATAACAGAAGAACTTGATTCTAGTAATAAATTTATAGTTAACCATTTGTATAATAATAATTTAACTGTGAATGGCTCCGTTATTATAAATAGTAATTTAACTGTTCTTGGAGAAACAACATATCTCTATACAGACGTGTATACAACAGAGCAATTGATAGTTAATAATGAAGGTAATGGTGTCGCTTTTGATTTAACACAAAAAAATAATACCGACAGTATCTTAAATGTATCTAATATTAACGACCAAGTTTTTACTATAACAAAACATGGAAATGTTGGTATCGGTGTAACCAATCCAGAAAATTTTAAGCTCTCCATTAGGGGAAATGTTGATATAGATGGTGATGAATTTAAATATACTA